TCGGCCAGCGCTGCTTCAATAATGACCGGATCGCTGGTCTGCACAGGTATGGCCACCGGCTCCGGCTTGGCCACCAGATCCAGCGGGTTGGCTGGCTTGGCCACTGGCCGGGGCTTGGCCTCATCAGGATAGTCGGCTGCTTCCTCTGCGCTGATCAAGCCCTTGAGCACATCGGGAAAGGCATCGCGCAGCGCAAAGCCGCGAGCTCGCATTTGCATCATGCGTTTCGGATATGCCGACCACGGGCCCTGCTTGCCCCACAGACCAGCTCGCTTGGCATCTTCAAGGCTGAACTTGGCAATCACTGGCTTGCGATTTTTTCGCTTGGCCACGCAGACGGCTACCGGGTTGGGTGTGTCTTCGCCTTCAAAGAATTCTTCAACGTCTTCGCAGACCGCGCTGGCCTGCACCAGCGCCATCATGGCATCGCCGTACACGCTTGGCTTGCCGTTGATTACCGCGATGTTCTGCAGCGCCTGCATGGGTGCCAGCCCCATCTCATAGCCCCACTGCACGCAGACCAGAATGTCTTGGGGCTTGCCTTGGTAGGCTTTAGGCACCATGCTGGAGCTGGCCAGCATGTCGCTGAATTGAATGGCCTCGGTGAGGGTGGCTGGCGCAAAGCCCCGGTTAGTGGTGGTTAGTTCCATTTGGATCTCTCTCAGTTAAGTAGGTTTGCATGGTGGTGAAAATCAGGTGGGCCATAGCCTCGACAAAGGCCTCGGCTTGTGGCTCGGTGCAGCCGGTGGCATTGAGCATGGCCACGACAAATGCGTCGTAGGCCTGCTGGATGTCGAGCCTGCCTTGCAGGTTCACGACTGCTCCTTGATGGTCAGCGTGGACTGGCGCACCGAGTAGGCTTCCTTGGCTGGCACCAAGCGCTCTGGCGCGGCCTTGTAATTGCGCATGGGCCAACTGATGACGTACTGGCCAGCACGGCCACGCTCAGCCTGCCCCATCAGTTCTTTGAGCTGCTTTTCGTTGTTGTCAATGGTGGCCTCGGCTTCGCGGATCACAGACTTGGCAGCCAGCAGCTGCTCAGCCAAGCGCTCGGCCTGCATGTCGAGGCTGATCTCTTCCTTGGCCGCAGCCTGCGGGAAGATTCGATCCATCTCCTTGCTTGACTGTGGCGGGTACCAATCGATTGCGCCGCTGTCACGGTAAGTCTGCAGCTTGTGCTCAAAGGCCAGCACAGCTTTGATGATTGCTTTTTGGGTTTCGTCATGCGGGGCAAACAGGAACACGCGCAGCTCAATGCCTTGGTACAGCACGCAGACCGCACCCCACTTGTGGCCGGTGATCAGCATCTGGCCTTGCAGCTGGATGGGGCCGCGTGCAAGGTGTGGCACATCTTCGGGCATGGTCTTGGTGAGCTTGGCTTCCAGCACGCCGGGCCCGTTGAGAATGATTGAGTCTTGGCCAACCACATACAGGCCCTTGTCGGGGTCGGTGGTGATCTCTTGGCCAAGCCCGTAGCCAATGCCGTCCAGCGAGCACGACAGGGCGACGGCGTTGTGGGTGTAGGCGTGCCCAATCTGGGTGTCGTAGTCATTGATCCCCAAGCGCTTGGCTGCTTCGATCAGGATGACTGGCTCCAAGGTATTGCCCCAGCCCATGGCCTCATTGCCAATGTCGGGCCGCTCTTTGCCGTCAATCGCGTTGATGCTGAACTGCAGCTCATCATTGGGTGTGCTGTACTTGCTGAACCCCATGAGGCCGGGTAAGCGCGATGCGCTCATTGCTTTGTCGTCGGTCAGTTTGCCTGCCATTTTCTTACTCCTGTAGTTGATAAACACGCACCACTCTGGCATGCGCTTGGGGGTGATTGGCCTCAACAAGGCCAACCTTGACGAACTGCTTGGTGCGAAAGACCGCGCCCAGAACAGATGGGTGGAGGTGCGCGGGGATCTGAACCCGCTCGCGCACATCGTTGATGCTGACACTGCCATGCTGGCGGCAGACCTCGGCAGCGACCACCCGGCACCGTGCCAAGAAGTCGGCATCGCGCTGCTCAAACAAATCAAGCTGCGCATCTCGGATGATCTGGCCAACCTTCATACGAAGATGATCACAACCAGCGCGATGGCTGAGACAACGTACAAGGCGATGTCGGCAGCAAAGTCATTGAGGCCATCAACGTGTAGTGGTGGGGGCAGCATGGAGC